ACGATAATTAAAGCCATATATTCGTTATCATTAGCATCTTTAACCAATGATTTCATTTCTAATCTTACAGTAGATGATTCTTTATCTGATTTATTTACAATGCTATTAGCAGTAGCTGCAGTTGTGATATCGTAATAAACTCTTGCTATTGTTCCATCATCATAATCATCTGCAAAGAAAGTAAGTGCTTTTGTTGCATATGCAAAAACACCAGTTGCTGCAATAGCACCTTGTGTCAATGTTTCGGAAACACCACTATTTCCTAATATTTCTACAGTAAGTATTTCACTATCTGCCTCTCCTACGGGTGTATAACTTATTGTAGCTTCATCAGTTCCAATAATAACATCCTCGTAAGGAAGTGGAACTGTTACAGCTCCTGTCGAAATGTTTGAACCAGTAATAAGTGCTATAATTCTATTATCAAATGTTCCAGCTACCGCTGTTCCAGTAACTCTTTTACTGTGTGAAAAAGCACTAATATATGGATTTCCTGCTCCACCCATACTGTATACATTTTCTTGGGCATTGTCCATACTCATTGTTTGTAAATCACTTACAGTTCCAAGCACAGTTGTGCCAGCAACGTTTTTCATAGTCATATCAAATACTCTTTGTATCGACCACTTTTGTACTTCACTCATAATATTAACTCCTCTCAGTTATTTATTAATCCAATTATTTTTTTTAATTGTTCTTTCTATACTATTTGTCTCTAATGAACCACTATAAACACCATTCATCAAATAATCAAAATTCTTTATTTTATCTATTCTATTGAATCCACGATATATTTGATGTGGTGTCAAATTAAATATTGTACTATAATCATAATTATTTCCGCTAGACCACACTATTGAATCTACTATAGAATATATGTCATAATTTGATTTTTCTTTTCTTGTCATTTCCATATCTCTTATAACAAGCTCTCTAGCCATTTCATTAGCTGGTTTTCTTTCTTTGGGTATATTCATAAAAAACATATCCATTAAAGTTTTTTTTATCTCATTTATACTAACACTATTTAATTTCAAATCACTTTTTAATGATTTAAANATAAGATTACCANTTTCCTTATATGGAGCAAAATTTTCCAATTCATATTTTTTATTTTTTTTATTATAATATAAAAACATAAAATTTAATTTTTTATTNATAGTATCTAGCTCTTGACCATTAAGCATAAGAAATATATCAAANGAATTTTGAGTCTTATAATCTATATCAATNTCTTCTAAATCAAACTTAAATTCATATGGGAATCTAGTTAATGAATAAATTATTGATTCGTATTTATTATATCCCATATATTCTTCTATAGTAGAAAATTTTGGTTGAGCTATTATAAAACCATTCTTCAATTCTATTGGGGAACCTTTCATAAATCTATAATCTAAATTATTTTTCATTAGAAACCCACACTTGATGTGTATTTGAAAAATATTCTATACCCCATGAATTTTTCATTAAACCTCATAAGCTCAAAATTACCATCTAAAACTAAATTTCCCCTAACACCTTTGATATTAGATTGCATAAAACGTTCAAAAACTATATCTGTTATTCTATATGGTCTGATTTTATTATTTTCTAAATCCCATAAATTCAAATGACACATAATATCTACCACTATATATATATTATTATGTATAGTGTCATTTCTTCCAGCCCTGTTACCCCTAGAAAGATAAATACACAAATATGTTTCTTCTTCTGATGTTGGAAGATTTATTCTTGGTCTAAGAAATAATCTTTCATTTATTAAATCAAAAAAAGTGGTAGACGAAGATTGGCTTAAAGCATTTGGATTATCTATCGAAATCAATTTTACAAAATCTTCTTCCTTCATTAAGGATTTTAAAAGAACTACTAAATTATTCTCTAAATTATCTAATAACGACATAATCAATCACCATCTTACCACAATCCTTTCAATTCATATATAAATTGTTCTGTAATATCACTAATTGAATCGTAAACATCTACAATAACTTCTCCAGAGCCATTATTATTTTTAACATAATAGCTATCTGCATCACTTGTAAAATCAAAAATCCCGCTTGACGAAGCATTGAGACTTATATTATAAGCAGATGTAATAACTACACCATCATTTTTTGTAGAAAGCAAGAATGTATATTCTTCGTTTGTTTTTATATACATAACATCAGAATTATCATCAATAATTAGAACATCAACATATCCACTTTCTGGTTCAACATATTTCTCATAATAATTTGCAATGCCAACGGCAAAATTATCGGTTTCATCATTCGATTGGTCTTGTTCCATATAAAATTGAACTATACCATCCATGCCATAATCATCTATATGACCAATTTTGAAAACATTGCTTCCAAATATGAATCTATCGCCTTCGTTTATAGAGATAGTATCCGAGTTTTTTTGAACAAAAATTGTTCTATCTTTGGACACAATTTCCATATATTTATCTGACATTATATCAGCATTAGCTCCAGTTTTAGAACTATTAAAAATACATGGATATGATATTATTTCACCAGCATCATTTATCCATTTTATTATATTGTTTGACTTATATATTCTTCCAACAATATTGTAATCATATTGTTTATCTAAATTTAAAACTAGCCAATCAGTTAATTCGCCAGAATATTCCCAACTTACATAATCACCTTGATTCAATAATTCAGAAGCATTATCATAAGGATACAATGTTATTCTTTTTAACGGTATCGTATACTTAAAAGCACTCAAGTCTGATATCATAGCTTTGTAATATTCATCATAATCAAAATTTATATATATGTTATAATTATTATAAATATGATTAAATGCATTTTTTGTCTTTTCTTTTATGCCATTCGATATTAACTCTTTGTCGCTAGAGGAGCATTCGTAAATGGCTTTCATTAATTTATAAGCCATTTAAAACACCTCCTTTTATATAGCAGTTGGCGTTGCAGATTTCCAACCGCTTTCTTCATATTTACTTACAGGTTCTGTACAAGTATACCAATCACCGTTTATAATTAAAAATGATGGTGTACCACATTCAGTAGCATATTGTCCACTAGCAAAAGATTGTTCTGCTTCAGCTGTGTCTAAAGCTGTTGCACCAGTTCCACTAGCAGTAATTGTTAAATCGTCTGATAAAGTATCTAATTCAGTCGCAATCAAAGTAGCTGTGTTTGCAGTATCATCAGCAGTCCCCACTCCATCAGTCGCTAAAGTTACAACAATAGCTTTATCTGTTAGAGAAGCACTTAAATCTATACTATTTCCGTCTCCTAAAACAACTTCTATTGTGTAATCATTTCCATCCAATCCAACATAGTTATATTCTAAATCAATAGTGCCATTATCTCCANCCCCTATAGTAGCACCAGCCTTAANAGGCATTTACTGGAGTANCTTCGTCAAACCATTTTCTATATCTTTGTTTATATCTAGGCATTTATATTCCTCCTNTATTTATATCCATCAAAATCTATACTTTGTTCAGTATAATCAACAATGGCATTTCTTAAATCTATTATTGAATCAGTTTTTAATAATCTCAATTCTTTAACTAAATTAGCAGGAGAATGAGGTTGCGAAAAGTCTTTAGAAAGAATTGTATCTCTCATTTTGTCAGTAACATATAAATTAAAACTCATCCACGATAATATCATAGATAAAGCCAATATAAATTGTTCTTCATCTGTTAAATCTCCTTCAAATTCACCAGAATATATATATCCATATTCAATAATATCACCTTCAAAAATTGTATCATTAACAGTAAAAGTCAATGTATCATAATCGAAATCATAATCCAAAGCATTTTCATCAATTTTACAAAATAATTCAATATTATCATTATCGTATGCAACTGGTAAAGAATCTAAAGATATTATATCTCCAGATGTATATGTTAATTCTTTTAACAAATATTCTGGATTGCTTTGAGCAGATAATTCTTGTCTACAATCCTTAAAATGTAAACTAGAACCTTTCGTTAAATAACTGTTCAATAAATTGTTTCTTGTTTCGTCAGTAAAATTTAAACATAAATTCCTATCCTGTATAAGCGTTAGAAATTTTTCAAATATATCACTTTTAGGGGTTGACAATCATGCCACCTCCTTTTATTTAAAAAGTTCAAGCATAGATGTCTTATTTCTAAAAAAGTTCTGTTTGTCGCCATAATTAAATTGACCCTTTTTATTCATTTCAACAGAATGCTCTAATAAGTTTTCAAAAGTTGAAGGATTATCTTCTATAAAATCTTCAAACTCTTTATAATCACAAGTAAGTATAGATTTATAGTTATCAAAAGATATTTTTCCAATATATAATTTATTTAATTTTAATCTTTCTAACAAATCTTTTTTTGTTATATTTCCAATAACATCTGTTATTAATAATTCGCCACTTTTAAATCTTTTACTATTTTGAGAATAATAATTTCTAAATTCTTCATAATCTAAAATAGAAGTATCACCATAAGATTCTAATTTGTAGAAAACGTTTGCCGACTTCCCTTTTCTACCGCTCATGATAAACGTGCTATAAGTATTATTCATAATTTCTACTCTTGCATTATCAAAATCTTCTTTATCAGTATGATTTATTTGTTTTTTTAAATCATCAAGTTCTTTTTCATGTTTCTTTTTGCTTTCACCCAATGCACTAGCGACAGCTTTTGCTATTAATTTTTCTATATCCAAACCTTTATCTTCATCTTTGTTTTTGGTTGTTGTTGTTTTTGCCATTTAAAACACCTCTCATATTTTTTTATATATTCACATAATTAAAGAGGGGGATTATACCCCTCTTTTTATAGAATTAATTAAGATAATTTATAAAATCCATATTTTCCTTCGACAGCAGTTAATGCAGCTGCACCAATCATTCTTCCCCAGAAATATTCTGGTTGTAAATCATTTCTTTGCATAGCTGGTGTAGAATCAACGTAAGCTTCGCCTTCAAATACTACTTTAGCTATTTTCTCAGAACTAGGCACTATAATTAAATGGTCTCTATCTACTGCAAAAGTTTGACTTCTGTTTAAATAAGCCTGTGGTAAAGCAATAAGTTGAGAACCATTATAAGTCCCAACATATCCTAAATCATTAGCTTCTTCTAACATTCTATCTGAAAAACCAAAACTATTATTAACTTGTTTCAATGCTTTTCTTGAGCCAAAAATTTGTACTGATTGAGCCCCTGTTGCTGCTTTAACGTGGTCAATTATTGTATCTAATTGGTCATCATCAAAAGCACCAGTTGCTTTATAATTAGTTCCTACAGATGAAAAAGAATTATATATTGCATTAGAAATCATTAGTCCAATTTCTTGTGCAAAAGATGTTGCAACTCTTTCTGTCATTCTCGCAAAATCTACTTTTCCAGCCATTAATTCATCTAATTCAGCATAAATTTTGATAGCTTTTAAAGTTGTAGGCACTGAGAAATTAGAATTTAGCAATGTACTTCTATGAATGTCTTTAGTTCCTCTAGCTGATGTAACCACTGGAAACAATTGATTGTCCTCTACATGAAACGAATTTTTATCTCCAAGAGCTGTGTCTTTATACTCAGCAAATGAATCAAATCTTTCACTCAACGAAGCCATTATAGATGTAGGTAAAACTTCAGCAAGTATAGCAAACACCTTATACTCATTTTGTTTAAAACTGTAATAATTCCACTCTCCACCAACTGATTCTAATATTGCTTGCTTTATATATTCATTCATTTCGGATTTATTAAATTTTCCCGTTCTTGATTCACCTTTGATTATATCGAAGGCAACCTCTTTCAACGTACTTATTTGGTTAGCCATATTATTTTCCTCCTATTATTTTTTATATATTATAATATTATCTACGCTTTTACGCACTTTAATTCAGCCATATTTACACTATTAAGTGTATATACTCTTTCAATTTCAAAAACAACTGTTTCAGTTCCACCAGCTGATGCCTTAGCTTCTGGTTTAACTGTAGCTGTAGGTACCACTACTCTTCCAGCTNCAACTGTAGCAGTAGCTGTAATATTTACAACAGGTATGCTCACTACCATGCCTTTGTGTGGGTAATAAGCTCTTACTAGGTCACCAGCATCAATTACAAAATCATTTTGAACATAATCTGCTTCGTAAGAGAATGGTACTGCAAGAACCATAACCATATCAGAATCAGTCACCGCTGAAGGTGCTGCTGCTGCATAAGTGAAATTAGAGTTCATAGTTCCTACTGTTACAATACTTCCGTTTGTTGTATCTGCTGGTGCCACAACTGTTACTATTGAAGCATTTCCAGATATTTTATCTAAGTTTATTTGGTTAGCCATATTATTTTCCTCCTATTATTTTTTAATTATTTTTTTCTTACTTGAATATTCTTTTTCGATTTTGTCGGCAATACTTTCCTCGTCAGAATCTTCTATTTCTAAACCCAAAGAAGTATACGCTTTTTTATCGTCTTTTGTCGTTTTCTTCTTTGAAAAATTAGCTTTGCCTATTAATACATAACAAGCATTTTCAATTTCATTTAATTCCATTTCATGAGCTTTGTCTTTAATAACATTAAACTCTGGATTATTAGATAAAGTGTTTTCAAAAGAATTTATCATAATATCTATTTTTTCTTTTCTTTCTTTTTCATTGATATCAATTCTAAATTTCTTTTCTTTCTCTAACTCTACTTTTAAATCTTCATTTTTTGAATTTAATTCATCGTTTTCTATTTTAAATTCGCCCAAATCAGATTCTAAAGAATTTATTTTTTCGTTAAGATTATCCATAGCCATTTGTTTGTTAGATTCTATCTCATCTTTTTCTGCCTGTGTGATAAGTTCCATAATCATTTCTTCCTTATTTTCGAAATCAACTACGGCAGTTTTTTCCTCTTCATTTAAACTATAAGTTGCCCTATAAATATTTGTTTGGTATTTTTCTTCCGTCAAAGTTTCTATTTGATAATCAACATGTTCGTTAGTGAAATCAACTATCCATACCCAATCGTCCTTAGAAGAATATTCTACTCCTAAAGTTGCATGCAAGATATCCATTTTATCTCTATAAGATAATTCAAATTTCTTTTCATTTTTTTTATTGTCTTCTTTTACTACATTTTTTTTACTCATAATTTCGCCACCCTTCTCTTCTTTATTATCAATATTAATAGATTCAAATTTAGTTGCATTGTATAAATTAAATAATTTTTCATATTCTTCTTTGAATTTATCTCTTTCATACATTTTAACTCTTGCATCTTCAAAACAAGGTTCAACATCTGTCCCCAATATTGTCAACGCTGAAAAAGAAAAATCCTCTATGACCTCATATCCATCTTCATCAACAAAACTATTCTTTATTGTTATCTCCATACTTTGAGGTCTTTGTTTCTCCTCATCACTAAGTAATATTTCTAAATCATCATATCTTTCAGTCCAAAGATAAATATCGCAAACAAGATACTCTTTATCTTCTTTTTTAACCCATCTTGGATTGCATGATTCTGGAACGACACCATACGGTACTGTAGTTTGTTCAATTCTCATTCCATTGCTATCTATTATCAATCTTCCACCATGCGTACCGAAATCTTTATCTTCGCCTTCTTTATATAAGACTTCGGCAATTACAGGTATATTATAAATAGTTCCAATATTTTTCTCTACTGTCTCTTTGGTTATGAATGAATTATTCCTATTAGCATCTACATACATTACTTGACATTCAGCTTTAGAAAAATCCTTATTTATTTTTTCTATATTTTCGACATCTATATGGGATTCAAAGCTCAAAACATTATTCATTTATTTACTCACCACCTTTAAAAAATCTTTTATTAGTAAAAAAGCATTTGCTTTTATCTAATTTGTCATAATTTTTTGTACCATCTGGTGGTATGAGTACAAAAACCTCTTCATCATTATCAATTAAATAGCTATATGATAATAAATATCCTTTTGATAACAATTTATCATAATAATCGCTATCTATTGTGCACACATACTTCTCCATATTTCACCTCTATTTATATTTCTGACCTTCCTCTGTTTTATCAGCTTTGTCGTCTTTTTCAGGAGCACCTTCTTTAATATCACCAGAAGATTGTTGAAATGCTGATAATTTAGGTCTAAACATATCTCTAAAATTAAGAGCATCTTCCATTTCTGCTATCATCATAGCATCAAATGGTTCATAAGCACCTGCCGCAATCCATCCAGAATATAATTCTCCCATTCCAAGAGCTTCTTTTCTTGTTTTATATATTTCATCTTTGTTATACCATGTAATTTCCCTATCAATACTAAAAGACATTTTCATTTCTTTTAATTTGTAATTCATAATATTATCAAAAAATACAATAATATGTCTAATTTTCGAAGCATCTGCTTGAAGAGAATATTTTAATCCATTAGTTGTATCAGCATTCCACATTGTATCACTAACACCACTACTAAAAGTTGCATTATTCCTAGAATTTTCAGATATATTTATAGCCTTTTGGCTTGACTTATCTGTTGATATTCCCTCTACTTCAAAAGGGTTTGTTATTACTGCAACCGAATCCGATGTATTTGAACTCGCAACTTCATGATATTTTTGGATTTTATCATGGGCAATTATAGGTTTTCCCGTTGTTTTATCTATAGGTACTTTAAAATGAACTAATTTAATATTATCTGATTTCACAAAATTACTAAAATATTCTTTATCTGTATCATAGCTATTTAAATCAATAAACATATTTGCGAAAAATGGATAACTATGGTGTCCAAAAGTAAGATTTGACGATATGCAAAAACCTCTTTTACTAACTAAATATAATTTTTTTGGTATTTCGAAGTCTAAATCTCTTATTTTTTTAGTTCCATTTTTATTATCCAATTCTTTATAATTCTTATACGCTATACTTACCTCTGATGGCAATTCTTGAATATCATTTTTATCAATTTTACTCAAATCAACAAAATATCTCCATAAATTGTCATTATCTATTAAAGCCTTAATGCAAAATTCACTAGGCATTTCTTTAAATATAGTATTATCATCATCGCTCAAATCGTACCAATAAGTTTCCCCATTTAGCAATGTCCTGTAAAGCATGTGAGAGAAATTGCTTTGTACTTGAGTTTGTTTTGCAATCCTAGCAGCAGACAAATATCTCTTTTTTAATGTTTCAGCACTTACTGTATAGTCATGAACAGGTCTTATTATATAATCGTAGGTGAGTATAGTTGAATAATAATAAACAACATTAGTATAAAAAGCATTCGTACTTTCTAAATACTCAGAAACTTTTTGTAAATTTTTATAATTACTGATTGGGTTTTGTAAAAACCTTTTGATGTCGGCGTTGTTATATTTGCTTTTAGTATAGTTCATATAATTTTGCATTATCAACGGATTATATGGTGATAACGCATACCTTGAAGAATATGGTATTGAAGATTGTACATAATGTTCTTTTTCATCGAAAATCTTATCAAATGCTATTTGTTCTTTCACTTGTCGAACTCACCTCTCTTTTTTTAAAAAAATATAAAGTCATCCCAATCTTGTTCTTCTTCGGGTCTTGAAAGTTCTTTTTCTTTTTCTGATAGAAAGAAAACTCCATATGATAAAGAACTATATCTGTCTTTACGAGCACTTCTGGGCTCCACAAGTCTTTCTACGCCAGTTGATGTTACTTGCAATTCCAACGATATAGTCTCGTTTATAAAATTATCTATTTGTATATATGGTCTTTGCAACTCAGCCTGTTTTTCCATTGAGAGTTCAAAATATTTTTTTACGTTACTAACATAATTTATACAATCATTACTATTTATTAAAAAATCTAGCTTACCTCTTTTCATAGAGTCTCTAAAATTCCTAGCTATTTGCATATTCAAATCTGCTGTAGCTTGAATAGCATATATTTTTTCTTCCGTTCCTGGAGTAGCAGTTTCATTAAGTTTATCATGATTTATAAATCTCAAAGCCTCATATATTTTTCCTCTTTCTTTATCAACTATAGACTCCATCAATCTATCTGCTACCGATTTATCTCCAGTAACATCGAGTACAATATAATCACAATCAAAATCATCATATAATTGTCTTATTCTTCTAGCCTGTATTTTACTATGTCCACCAACCAAAGTTTCCATATATTCTATACTTATTTTAAAATTACCACTTTCGTTAACACGCAATGATAAAAAAGTATATGCACTAGCATCATTTTTTGTACCAGTAATTCTAGCAATATCGGCTGATATTATTCTAATTTCATTATCTTCTTTTTGACGTGGTGTAAATCTGTTACTTTCGTATCGGTCATAAATTTCTTTCGGATACATTGCTTCTGCGATTCTCCTACTTGTTTCTAAATCATTAAGTTGGAAAAACGAATTTTCATTTTCTCCGTAAAAAAGACATTCCATTTCCATACTAAATACTAAAGGAGAAAATGTATCTTCCATCATTTCTTCTTTTATATCATCTTCAACCAATAAGCCATGCTCTATTGATTTTTGATATGGAAACGCAACTATATTATATGGTTTTCCATTTATCATTTTTTTATAAAAAGTCTCAAAAGTCCTAAATGCCCAATTATGCTTATAATAAGCAGATGATAGAAATATTTGTCTATTTTTTTCTAAATCTCTATATTGTTTTTTATTATATTCATCTTTATTTAAATATCTAGGTTGTCTAGGTGCTCCCAAAAATCTTCTAAGAGTATTCTGATAAACTAAAATATCTATCATTCTAAATTCATCTAATATTAAAATATTAGCACGACCAGAACGAGCATTCTCAGTAGCTGCCACAACTTTTACCCAAGAGCCATTTAAAAAATTAATGTTTGGGTCATCTGTATTCATATTAGACGTTATCCTACCATCTATCTCTTCTTTTAATACGGGAGACATTTGCATAAGTTCTGGTATTTTTTCTGTTATTATTTTCATAGCTTGACCTTTTTTACCAGCAGCTACTACAACCTTTGTTCCTGGATACAAAATACACATTACGACAACAAATAATGCAGTCATAAATGTCTTGCCTTGTGCCCTTGCTGCCAAATACATAAATAGTTTATTATGCACCATTTGATACAATATATATTCTTGGAATGGCTTAAGACTATCTATGAGAAGATAGTCTTTTACAAACCTTTGTGGATTTTCTCTCCAAAAAGCAATCCATAATTCATATTGATTTTGCATATTGACAGATTTGGGAAGTGTATATGAATCAGTATCAAAATCTTTATATGTTATTGTTTTATAACTCATAACTCTTCATCCTCATCGCTTATATTGATGTCGTCATCTTCTGAATTGTTAACTTCATTTTGTATTTTTTCAAAATCAATAGCATGCTTATTGAGCCATTTATCATATTCCTCTGTAATCATATTGGTTTTGCCTTCCATTTTAGCCAATTGACCTGTAACCTGTAAAGATAATTCTCTGAATTTATCCACATCTTTATATTTTTTATCTTGGGTTATTATTGGTTTTTCATTCTCTATCATTTTAGTAATAACGCCAATAGGTGGTGTTTTATCTTTCGAATTAGGGTCAATAGGGCTTATGNTTGCCTCATCTATNAATTGATTTCTTAGCTTTATGAGTTTTTCAATACTTCCACCAGTTTCTCTTATTTTTTTTATATCTAAATTAGTCATAGCAATATCTCTAAAGTACATTTTGCCTGAATAATCTTTTGGAGCCCCATATGACCTAACCATTCCATCATAATGATTCTCAAGATACATATAATCTTCAATCCTCATAGAACTGTTTGTTCCCCACTTATCTACGAGTTCTTTTATCTTTGTTTCGTTTATTTCTAATTCATTTTTTTCAATATCGTCTTTGTCAACTATTTTACCATTAATATCCGTAAATTGCGAACCCTCGTCAAACATCTTCGGCTCTCCGAAAGGTTTTGCACTAGAAGTATATATTCTTGACATATAATAAGCAAATAATGGAGTTGGTTTATAATTTATATCATTTACATTATTACCCGCTATTGTTTTTCTATGAGATATAGCACTTTTATATATTGATTCTACAAATGGAACATCTAGTTTTCTACAAGTATAAAAAATTGCTAATCTTTCATCTTTGGTATTTTTATAATATTCTAAAAATATATTAATCGCACATTTTTTACATATTGGCATTCTACCGTTTATTGCAAAAAATGAGTAGCTCACATATGCATTATGACTGGTTATAGCTGTATTATTACAAGTAAGACAAAGTAAACTTTCATCAACTTCTTTTGATTTTACTTTTGTTTTTTTTCTTTTTGCCATATTATTCACATCCCTTTTTAATTAGGGTCAAATTTCATATTTATTATTATATCATCATTATCTTGTAGTATTATTAAATTTTGTGATGGATTTGAAAATAACCTCTTATCTTTGGCATATTCATCTACACCACATAAACTCCCACTCATTATTAATTTAGAAAAATATTTTTCATTTAAGTTTAATGTATGATAATGCCCCATAAGAACATAATCAGCTTTTTTGCCAACTGATAAACTCATATCTTCTATAACTTTGTTTGGACTATCAAGATGCCCATGAACACAATAGAAATTCTTACCATTCAATTGAAAATTACCAATATTATCATCAATAATATTTGATATTATTTCGAAATCATTATTATCTTTCATTCTCTCGGCTATCCACCAATCTATTATCTTAGAGAAAGATTCTTTCTCTATATGTTCTTTATAATTTTTGTTTATTCTGCTGTGATTGTCTAAGATTCCAACATATTTTACCTTAAGCCCAAATTTAGTAAATTCATTAAGCATATTTGCAATCAATTCGGACACTTTCATTGTTTGCTCTATGGCATCCATATTATCAGATACCCTAGCACTAACATGTATATTACCGTCTATCATATCAGATAAATTTACAACTATTAATTCCCCAATGTTATTTATTTCACAATGAGCTTTTGTTCTTTTTATTAAGTCATTAACTCTTCGACCTAATATTTCCTCGTTAAATTCATTCCAGTAATTTTTAATATCTTTGCCCATATGCCAGTCTGAAATCTGAAGAATTGCTGAATTATTCCCTTTAAATTGTGTTATATCTTTATCAAAATTATAAACAGGTAATGATTGAGCTATTTCTACTATAAATTCTTGTAATTCTTCTATTCTTGCTTCATCTCTAAGATGCTTTCTATATTCTCTTAATTTATCTCTTGTTTTTACTTTAGTTTTATATAATTCTTCTTCTCTGTCATCAACAATATTCAATCTGTTAGATATTTTTTTATCATCTATATATTCTTCTTTAACATGTTGCCATATTCTTAAAAAACTTTCATAAATTTTTCTATGTCTCGATTCATTATAATCTACCTTTAATTCTCTATTGCATATTTCTCCACAATATTTATTTGAAAAATCTCCTGTGTCATCTCTGTATTTATAGACACGCCAAATAAAATGCTCTTCTGTCTCATTAAGTTGTCTTTCAAAACTATCCATTTTACACCTACTCTGTCTCTGCTATAGCTGATAGTTTTATCTTTATTTCTTTTCCTTCATGAGAATCGCAAAAATCCTTTAAATCTTTTAAGAATTCATCTAAATTTATATTATCATCTATAATTTCATCTCTTTTTATCACTTGTATAAATACTATATCATTTTCGTATGTTACTAATTCGCCCTTACTAATATATTCTAGCTTGTTTTCTTTTATTTTCATATATTCATATCTCCTTTATCATATCTGTGGATTATCTCAAAATCATTTAAAATTACCAGATATATGTTTCTTCAAATAAATTTTGTTGTATAGCGTAAATTATTTTCATAAATTGGTCATATTCGCCTTCAAATTTTAAATAAGAACCATTTATATATCCTTCGAATTCTATCATAATATACTCCTAAATCTTTATTTTCGTATTTTTGTTAGGACAAATAACCCTAGCAGTATTACATTTGTGAGAAAGCATATGCATTAAATCTTTTGAAAATTCTACTTTCGATTCTTTGTTACCATGTTTCAAAACTATTTTTTCAGAATGTATAGAACTCAAATAATCTATTAATTCTTTTCTTTGTATATGAGAAGAGAACGATTTTAATTCTACAACATTGGCATTGTTTTTAAATTTTTCACCATATATCTTTATAGTTTTTTGATTTCTCTTTTTTATTTTACTAGCCAATGTATTATCAACGGCAAACCCACAAAAAACAACTGTATTTTTACTATTTTCAATTATGTTTTTTAAATGATGAATAACTCTTCCACCGACCATCATTCCACTAGCCGATATTATTATATGGGGCTTAGGATTTTTCATAAGAGCCATACTATCTTCTTTTTTTACTACCCATTTTACTTTTTTACTATTTTCATTAAATTCTTTATATTTACCCTTATATATATCTGATATTCTATAAGATAATGGACTATCGACATATATATCTATTTTTTCATTTATTTTATTATCACATAAAAAACCAACCATATCTTGTGTTCTATTGAGACTAAAAGCTGGTATTAATATCGTGCTATTATTTTTAATTGCTTCATCTACAACTGCATGCATTTTCTCTATATCCTTATCCTTAAATTCAGATTTAATTTGTCTGTCTTTGCTAGAATAAGTGCATTCGGACAATACAACTGTCGCAGAATCTATTTTATCTAATTTATCAGAATAATAAGTTGTCGTTATATCAGACCCCATATCCGATGTATAAAATATTTTTTTATTTGACCCATGGTTTAAATATATCATTAGTGAGCCAGAATTTATTATATGACCACTTTTAAAAAATTCAATATCTAAATCATAATTTATTGTTTCTCTTTCATTGAACTTAATTTCTCTCATTAGTTCAATTGCAACATCAACATGCTCTTGTGTAAATGTTGGTAAAAATTTATTACCCTTTTCTCGCCTACTTAAAGCTTCTGCTTCTTTACCATTTAAATATGCCCCATCTGAAAGCATTTCTTTCATTATTCTTATATTACCTTCTGGCAATAATATTTCGCCATTAAAACCTTCTTTTATAAGTCGTGGCACTAAGCCAATATGGTCAATATGTGCATGTAATAATATTACATAGTCCAAATCTTTGACTTTGAATTTAAAATTCCTATTATTTATTTTATAGTTAGTCTTAAATCCTTTACCTTGATATGAGCCACACTCCAACAAAATATTTGTATTTGGTAATTCTACATAAGTACAAGAACCTGTTACGTTTTCTGCCGACATATCGTCTTTAAATGTTATAATTGCATCAAATTTATTTTTACTCAAGGAAAATCTCCTTTGCTTTTTATTATGTTCTGTCTACTAGTCGCAATTTATTAAAGGGGTTGAATACGCTCCCCAACCTAATTCGAGTTAAGATAAATCCTATCTCGATAACCCCAGCGATTAAAGAGCGATATATATAATTTGTTTTGTGATTATTATAATTAACCACAGGATATTTTTTTTGTTTCCTCTTTACAGAGTAGGTGTTATGGTTCAATATCCAAACCAATATGAGACCTCCACACACACTTAACACCGTTCACATGTGTTTCAACAGCCAACTGTTAAATGTTCCAAACCACTCTTTTAATTAGTCGCTCATGGTATGCGACATATTTGTTTTATTTTACCTTTTTTTTTAATAGTAGAGTTTTTTTGTCAGGGTATACTCTGTAAAG